GGAATGTTTAATGGATCAAAGAATGTTTTCCAATTCATTTTACCATCTGATTTTGCAGCTTTGGCTCTTCTAGCATCGATAAGTGCTAATGTTCCATCAAGGTCAAAAATTACTGTTTTCATTTTAATGCGTTTAATTTGTTATATGTAAATATAAACCTTTTATTTAGTTTTTGAAAACATTTTATGTTAATCTTTTGTTAAATCTTTTTCTGATTCTGTTGATTTTGAATCCTTAAATAAAATAACAGACATCATGTATATACCTGTAGATTGCCAAAATGTTATAGGATGAATTCCATCTATTGTTTCTACTAGACAGCTATTCCATATAAATTGTAGTGGGAATGCAATTAATGCTGCGGTAAAGAACGATGCTAATAATATATGTACTATTTGTTTAAGTGATTCCATGTTTTATTAGTCTTCGTTAATTGGAGTGTATTTACCTGAACCTATTAGGATTAATCTATTAGCCTCGTGAATTGCTTTAATATCTTCTTTTGATTGACCAAAATATGGAGCAGCAAGATGATTTTCTAGCAGACTTGCACTTACACTTATATCATCTGTGTTTATTATATCTCCAAGAATTCTACCAAACTTTTCACTCTTATCTTTAATCGTCTTAATAAAAACAACATCACCAACTGGAAGTAATTTAATAACCCATTCTTTTGCTAAAATACCTCTGGCTTTTTCATCTAAATCTTTAGTCCTAGATTCTGGTGTATCTACTCCATATATTCTAACCGATTGATTGTTAATCCAAGTTTCAAAACCTAAATCAATGTCGAGTATTACAGTGTCTCCGTCAACTACTCTATTTACTCTTGCTTTGTATTCGTACATAATTATTATTCTGAATTATTTTTAGTTAAATCGCTCGATGATGTAAATGTTGGACCGGTCCAATACGGATTGCCTGTTCCTGGAATTCCTGGAATATTAATCCATGGTTGATGTGGAGGATAGTTTAACGGCATAATTGGCACATTGTTGTTTGGTGTCCCGAATGGAAATTGAGGAGTATCTGTATTTTTTAATAGGACAATAGCCTCTCTGTTATTAACAGGACCATCTTCTAATAAACCAGCAATAATGTCGACCTTTTTATTACTTGGTCCATTTAACAGGATATCAGCAATTCTTAATGTGATATGACCCTGTTCTAATAATCTTTCAACAATACTATCTCTCATATTCTTTAAATTTATATTTAAGTATTATATGATCAGATTCTGTTTTGTTTCATAAAAAAACCTGGAATGATCCAGGTTTTGTTTTATTAGATATTTAATATATTTTTAACTTGGTTCAACAATAACATATAATGGTTGGTTGAAACGATCTTCTAAATCAGAAATTGCCTGTAACAATGGTGCTAAATCAATACTTTCAGGTTCTGCTTTTGTAGTAGCAACTTTTTCTTGTACTTTTTCTTTTACACCTGTTATTTTTTCTCCGACTGTTTTAATGACATTCGCAAACATATCAGATGATGAAGATTGCTTTGACATTGAACCTTCTAAATTATTTACAACTGTTGTTAGTTCTTGAACTGCTTTAAATAATTCATCGGCTAGTGTTGTTAGTGGGTTGTCTTTTGGTGCATTTGCTATTTTTGCAAGAGCTTCAAACATTCCCTTGGTTGCAGTTATTGCGGCAACATTCATATTTTTGCTTGCTGTCGAAATTGTACTATATCCTTTTGCTATTTTATCTATAGCATCTGCTGATTTTGTTAATGTTGTTTGCTGATTGCTTTGCATGAAGATTGCAAATGCTCCAAGTCCTAGGACTACTTTCGGTGTATTTAGTGCAATTTTTGCAAATGAAAGGGCAAATGTATTTATTGGATCTTTTAGTTTTATTATTTCACTCGAGGAATCAATTAACATTTTCAATAAGTCAAATGGTGTTTTAGCTTTTTCACCACCTAAAAGATCTGTTATTCCATCAAGAAGACCTGTTACCATACCAGATACTCCGGCAACTACTCCACCTAGAGCAGCACCTGCCATAGCACCTGTAAGTACTAACCAGGCTCCTGCAATTGAAAGTATTCCTAATGCAAGCGGTTGTAGATTATCTATTCCAACCTTTTCTTTTAATCTAATTAAAATATCAACCATCTTATTAACCGGCATAAATAGAACATCAACAACATTTTGCATACCACCTTTAAATCCTGGTATATTTCCAACTCCTGTGAATATTAATGCAACAATTCCGATAGCAGCCGCTATTAATATAACACCAAGTAGTCCATATCCTAATGCGGATGGTCCTGTTTTACTAACAGCAAATCCTATTGCTAGCAATGGAACTGCAAAGATACTGATAGAAAGTGCGGCGGCAGTTACCCATTCAGATGGTGGTGACATAAATTCTCCAACATTAGAAAGTAGTTGAAATATATATGCAATTCCAACTATTGCAAGAGATATTGCAACAACTGAAAGTATTCCTAATCCTAAGTCTTTAAATCCTAAATTAAATTTACCAACCACTAATGAAATTAAAGCAAAAGGTATTGCAAATACTAGTATAGAAAGTGCTGCTTTTGCTACCCAATCTAGTGGTGGTGCGATATACTCTCCTACACCACCTAAATATTTAAAAATAAGTGCAGTACTTGCAACTGCAATTGCTATTAATGGTATTGCAAGTGCTGCAAAAAATAGTTGTCCTAAATTTAATCCCTGAACTGCCTTTCCTACAAGATAGAATGATAATGCAAAAACAGCAATTGTAAATCCTGCTAAAAGAATCCACTCAGTTGGAGGTGCTTTATAAGTATCAGGTAACATGTAATTAAATATATGAGCAGCCATTGATAGACCTATTGCAATTAATGGAATTGCAGCAGAAGCCAATAAAAGTTGTTTAAGATCTGCGTCTTTAAGACTTTTTGCAATTAATGCAAATGCAAATGAAATTGGAATCATTGTAATACCGATAAGAAATGCGGTGTATAATTTTTCTGGATCTACTGGAATAATCATTTGAAGAGCCCATGACGATAATGCGACAGCAACTGAAAGACTAACCATTGCAATTCCAACCATTCCTATTGTTTTTGCTCCATTTGCGTCTGGCTTAATTTTTCCTTTCTTAAAAGCATTAAGTATATTAACAAAAGAGATACTCAAACCAAACATCATTACAGATATTAATATTGCTGTTCCTGCCTTTTCCATTGTTATTGGCATGATCATTTGAAGAGCCCAAGAAGACATTGCAACTGCAGCGGATATACCTACCATTGTGATTAAAGAAGCGCCCATAATTTGCCACATATCTTTTATTCCACCGCCTGACGGTTGCTTACCGCTACTTAATTTAATTTTATTAAGTGATTCTGATATATTAACAAATATCGGTGTAAGTATTACAAAAAGTGCACCAATAGCAAGTGCTGTTAATAATTGTACCGGAGAGACTACTGGTATTATAGAAAATAATCCAGCTGCTACAACTAGAGCAGCTGCCATCGTAACAATTGCAAGTCCGACTCCAACGCCACCCATCATACTAGGCATTTTAATCTTTGAAGATTTTTCTGACTTAGAAGTTTCTTTCTGTTGAATTTGATCCTTTAAAAGATCTTTAATATCTTGTAAAAGTACTGTTTGTTTCTTTAATTCTTTTGAATTATCTATGCTTGCTTTTTTAAGGTCAATCGTTAATATAGAATGAATATCCTTAAAAAATATCTGTTGATCTTCAATTAAATTCAGGATCCTGTTTAGGGGATTGCTTAAAATTGCTAGTTGTTTATTATCCATTTAATTTGGTAGAATATCTTTTTATTTGATATATTTAGTATATATTCAAAAAAATAGGGACACATGGTCCCTATTTCTATAATTTCATACTTGGCATTTTCATGCTTGGCATTTTCATGCTTGGCATTTTCATGTTATTCATCATTTCTCCTGCCTTATCTTGAGAACCTCCATTCCTGTCGTTCTCACTCTTTAAATGTTCTGTTAAGTCCTTCACTAAATAATGAAATTCATAATATTCCATACTCTCCAATTCGCTAGGTTGCATATGGAGATGTAGGTATATATAAAATTTCGTTTTAAAGAAGTTCTCCAGCGATATCTTGAACAATGAAAAGAGATTTGATCCCGTCGCGAAACCCAATAGGGACCTCTTCCTCCATGTCCCCGATGTTTACTAACATATTTGGTTGAATTCCTATCTTCATTTTTTCAGCAAGAGTATATATCAAGTTGAATTTTTTGTTTTCCCAACCAGACATTCCGATTTCAAAATCAAATATTGATTTTTCATTAAAACCTCTCCATTCTAAAGTCATATATGGAATAATTTGTAATGCAGATTGCTCTATTGAAAGGCCTTTTTGTTGACGGTCTTTAATATACCCTGTAATCTTTTGCATAACTCCTATCGTAGGAGGTTTCATTTCGATAATTCCAAAAGATCTTGTTTCGATTCTAAAAGATCTAGAAGTTTCATCATAATATTTATCTAATTCCGCTGGAATTTTAAAGTATTGAAAAGCCTCTTTTGTAATAGCAACTTCATGCTTTTTACCTTTTTTGTCTAAATGATCTACTTTTAAAGATGATTCAGGTTCTGGAAAGGTTAAGTCTCTGATTGAAAGTATTATGTAAAAACGGTCCTCTTCACAAAGATCTTTATAAGAAAGAACTTTTTTATCACATGTAATTTTAACACATGATTCGATAATTGCATTTAGTTTATCATCTACATCTAATACATTGTTCTCGTCTATTGTAGAGAAGTGTCTAATTTCAGTAACTTTTGCAGATCTAATAGTTATTTGAGTTCCTTTTGGATAAAATAATCCAGCTGATGGTAAATTATTTAAAGATATCGAATGATACCCTAGATGTAAACTAGCGTCCTGTGCTTGTTGTGGATTGAATCTTCCCATATCAACAGTTCCTAAATCCTGCGCATCTTCAGTATGACCTTGTTGTTCTGCTGATTCTACCATATTTTTATAGTCTTGTTCTAAATTTGATTCTTCTTTGTTGCTCATTATTATTTATCTTTAAGGTTCTTTACGTTATTTTTATTCCAATTTTTAATTGTGTCTGATCTTTTATCTATTTCTAATCTAATTAAATCTCTAATAAATGCTGAAGTTGAAATCGGTCTTATTTCGTTTTCTACTGCATCACTTAATATTATTCTATTAATCATAGCAACCTCATCTTCAGTTAGAAGAACTTGTAACTTTTTGGTTAATTTGTCCATTAATATATTGTTATATTATTATATTATGTTTTTGTTTCAAAAAAATGGGGAATACATTTTAATATTCCCCGTCTTTTAAATGTTTATGCTAAAACTTCTTTAAACGTATCGCATCTCCATCCAATTTCTAATTGTGCAGCATCTGGAGATTCGTAACTTAAGTCATTTGTAAATGGTGCTCCTGAAGTAATGAAACAATCTTCTAAAGTTACTGTTCTATAAATATCCCCAGCTCTATTGAACTGTACGATAATGATAGTACCTACGTAATCTTTTTTAAGTCCCATAGCACCTGTCTGTGGATCATATTGTTTATTATACCATTGTCTCATTGATTTGTATAAGTAAGCTTGATTTGCTTCATTTAAGTTTAATGAGAAATTGATAGTGATATCGATTGAAGTTTCTCCTGGCATACCAGCATAAGAACGAGTTGAGAACTTATATTTTTGAGAAACTGCTTCTACACCTTTATATAATTCTAATCCTGAAATTGAATTAACATGTTGTAGCATTAATGGAGCATCTGAAACTCCTGTAGGAGGTAGTATGGTAACCTCAAAAAGGTTAGCCTGTACTGGTTCAAATTGTCTACCATTTCTACTTGTTTGATCTTGTGAATAATGTGGTAAAGCCATGTTTATTTGTGTTGTTTATTTTTTTATATATCTTTAATACTATAGGTTACCTGATTGAATTTCTCCAGTATTAAGAATTGTAGTTCTATGAACAACTATTTCTAAACCTTTAACAGGTTCAACGAAAGTATCGATGATTCCCATATTGTTATCAATAACTTCATTAGTATTGTTAGTTTGATCCATTACATTTTTGTATGCATATACACCACCGTCTTGCTTAATAGACTCCATGAAAGAATCTGCTAGAGTTTTAATTTCAAGTCTTGTTTGTACATTGTTAAATTCAAATACGTAATCTTTAAGGATATTTGCCATACCATCTTCAATATAAATAAGAGCTTCTCTTACGTGAGCAGAAGAAAGCGCAGATTTAATAGATTGCTGTGCTGTTTTATTTCCTAAGATAGTTAAACCAACTCCTCTTTGAAACACTATCGGATTAATTCCGAATGGCTCTAGAACATCTCTATCATTTTTATCAAATGAATATTCAGTTCCTTTAACATTTGCACCAGAAACCACTCCACGTCTTGGACCAGCAACGATTGACCATGGTAAAGCGTTTGTATATTTGTCTATGTAATTATTAGAAATATATGCTGCTGGAGGAACGATTATATCTTTTCCACCATCACTTACGATTAAACCAGGTCCGTAGAAAAATGCGTAGTTAGCACCCTCTAATATACTTGGTAAAGTATAAATTGCAGTTGGATTTTTATCTAAATTTCCACCAGTTCCGATGTAAGAAGTTTTAAAAACTCCATCAATATCTTTAAAAGAAGGATTTGTTGATAATTTGAATTCGGCAACAGTTGGCGCATTTAAAATCGCAGAAGCATTTTGTCTGTCTTTTGCTAATTGAGATAACTCAGATTTGTTTAAGATTCCAGTTTCATCAAAAGATCCAAAAGTATCTACAACATATCTAAAATCAATAAGATCTTTGTCTATTAAAGCATCATATAAACCGTTTCCTCCAGTAATTGCTGCTAAAGAATTAGAAATTGTTTTTGGTGTAATAACAGCTCCTTTAAGTACAAATGTTTTATAATGAGAAGATGCGTTTTCAAAAGAATGAATAATGTAATTAGACCATACAGCACTTGGTGATATATCACAGTATGCAGTGTATGTAGTTCCAGTTTTAGCAACTCTATTTACTCTTGCAAGTCTTCCTGCTGTATCAGAATTAACATAATCTCCAGGATTAATTGGAGAATCTCCAGATAATTCTGTAAATGTAAATGTAGTACCTCCCTGTGTTGCGTATGTATTACCTAATGTGTTGTCTGAAATTCTAGGAGTTGTAACTACATATTCGAATATATCGATTGCATTTGAGGTTGTATCTAGTGCATTGTATATTAAACTAATATCTTCACGTGCAGTAACTATCGTATCAGTTCCATTAAAAAATATTGCATCAATTTGAGCGTATTCTCCGGCAGATGCTGCTGTTAAATAATCTTCAGTATGTAGATCGTTTGTAATTGATGTTTCTACATTTAAATTAAATATTGTTAATACATTTCCTACAACAGTTGTTGTTACTGGTAAAGGTACTTCTTCAGCGATATCGTAAATATCGAAGTTGGTTGATACTCCAGCATGTGCTGTGCTAATAGCTGATACGGCTGTTATTACAGTGTCTGGGTTAACAAATGCTGCAGTTGCTTCAACATGTGGCTCGTCGCCTGTTGGTGATAATAAGTAAAACGTTCCAACTAAAGAAGATGTTAAATCTACTCCAGTGATTGTAAGTACAGTATCTCCTACAGATAGTGTTGCGGCTGCTAGATCTTCTATGTTAGTTGCTACTGGAATAATAGCATTTTCTGCTGCTGATGGAAGTGTTACTGTGTGTGTTACTGCTGTTTGTTTAACAACATGTGAAAGCAATTCATAATCTTGTGAGTGATAATAGTCATGTCCAACGAAATCAATCTTAGTTCCAGTTCCACTTTCGTTTAATACTGCATCTTCGTCAATAGCACAGAATAAACCAGTTCTTCTAGCCTCGTCGTTAATCATTGTTTCAATATATAAATTTCTACCTTCTAGATCTTTAAATCCAGGAAGTACTGAACCTGTATATTGAGCAATCAAACTTACTTGTCTTAAATTAGCAAATTGAGCTAATTTTGTTTTATCTAAACCATCTTCATTGAAATATGCTCCAAATACAGGATCGTTTTTCATGTCATTGGCGGCAAATTCTCCTTTAAATACGAAAACATCGATCATAAAATCTGATAATCTGTCGAAATCATTTAAATAGCCAGGTACATTACCTTCACCATACCATTCTCTTGCAGTTATATCAAACTCTTTAACATCCTGTGCTTGTCTTGTTATGATTGTAATAGAATCTTGTTTGATATTTACAAAATTTAATAAATTAGTATCTCCTATAGTAGTTCCTAGTGTTGTTAAAACAGCAGCATCTGAAGGTACCATGAATTTATCATTATCAAAAAATGATGTATATTCATTGTCATCAGCTCCTTTTGAAAAAATACTGTCGATAGATCCATTAGTTACTGGTTGCTGTGAAGACGCAATATCTCCTGCAGTAAAATTTGCAATGTTAAGAGCCAATATAGGTCCTCTTGTTAGGGCTTCTATCGCAGATCTATGAAAGTACATTCTTCTTTTTTCAAGTGATCTATCTATAGTTCCAAATGTATTTTCAAATGCTTCAACTGAATCGATTAATACTGGTGTGTTGTAAGGTCCCTTTCTTGAGTGACCGACAACTAATCTAAGAGTTTCTACGTTTATATTAGCAGTTTGTGATTTATCAAACTCCAGTCTATATACTCCTGAGCTCTTAAAATTTAATAATTGAGGACTTAATGCCATAATCTTTTAATTTTATTTTTTTCTTTTATTATATATCTAAATTCTTGTGTGGTTTGTTTAAAATATGTACTTATATTCTATAATAAATCATAAATATCATATTGTAAATCACCTTGTACGTCGTTGTCTTTGTAAAGTGCGGTTTCCATTAATTTAAACTTTTCAGGGTCAATAATGTCTAGTAATTCTTCAACATAATCGGCATAATCGCTAGTTCCAAAAAACTCGGTTGCAGTAATACACGTCATTATATTGTCATCATTTCCCATCTGAGCACCATAGCTTCCATTTTTTACAAGTCCAAACAGACTTGCCTCTTGAACTGTTATGATGTCATTTATTTTAATTCTGTTAATTTCTATTAATTTCTTAAAATTCTGACAAAACACTGATTTATTATCGGCCTTTAATCTAATTCCTGGCTTTGGAACTTTTGCATCATGTCGATGTCTGAATCTTAGAACCATTTCATCTTCAAAATCATTTCTACCTGGGAATACTGTCGTTAGATATTGTAAAAGAATACTACCATATGTATTAAATTCAATGATCAGTTTAACATTCTCTGGATTAAATACGTCGATAGCAAGAGTGTATAGTATTTTAGCAAAATCTTCCATTGGATGTTCGTTGCTTCTGAATGTTGCAACTTGATTTATTCTGAAAAAATCATACATTGCACCTGGAGAAACCATATTAGTTATATCAAAATCAGTCATAGGTTCTACTTCGAACATATTTATAACAGAATAATCACCTCCATTCCCTTCAGCAATATCTACCGAAAAGAGATAATATTTATCAGATTCTGCTGCTGATTCAACGTCAAAATCAGGTGAGAACGACAAGAAGCCTTTTGTATCTATATGTATGTTATCAAATTCATCCAAATCATACCACTTGAACTGTTGTGCATTTTTTCTGATATGTTTCATAGTTCCTGGACTTAATAATAGACTGGATGAACTTGTAAATTCATTTCCATATTGTCTATTAAAAGCATCTTCAGAACCTAAGTTTCCAAGTTCTCTTTTAAACCAATCATCATCTCTATCAGGATGTTGCCACCAATCTATTCTTGTCGCCTTATATTCATTATTGCCTTGTTCCGCATCTGCATAGATTTCATAAAATTTATTAAATCCATTTGGAGTAGAAGTAATATTGATTCTTGATATTTTAGAGGCAGAAAGCGTAGGGTAAACGTTTTCATAAAATGAATTTACAATCGTTGGATGGATATGTGCAAATTCATCTAAGTATAGATTATGGATTGTAAAACCAATACCTGACTTTGCTGTAGTTGATTGACCTACTAGTCTACATCCATTATCAGCCTTAACGTTCATTACATCATACTTAATAATACCTGGTTTTAAGAAGAATGGTAGATTTTCAATTACAACCTTTGCCTTATCAATAATTTCTTTAGTTGAATCTGATTTATTTGCAAGTAGTAATGTAGTTTTGTCATAATTAAATGTAAGATACCATGCATTAAAAATACTGGCAGTAACTGTCTTACCCATTTGACGAGCGGCAAGTACTATATTAAATCTATTATGTTGAAAATCTCTTAATAAATCTTTTTGATAGTCTCTTAATTTAACCTGCTTAATCCCATCATCCGTCATCACAACGGCATATTTTTCAGCAAAGTAAACTATATCATTTGCACATTTTGCAATTTCGGTTATTTCAGCATCTGTATATTCAAATACAATATTACCTCTTCGTAGGAATTGTTTACCTTCATAAAAAGGCATAGAAACTTGGGGTCTATAACCTTTATCTAATGCAACAAATAAATCATTTATACTCTTAGTAGACCATACTAATTTCTGTGCATCTTTTACAGATTCTCCACTGGGAATCCATTTGTTATCTATATCACTCATATATTAGTCTGTTATTTCAACGTCTTCGATGTCTTCAGCACCATCTATTCCATCTCTGATCATTCTCATTAGATCTTTTGTACCTCTTTGTACCGAACCATCTTTTGATGAATTACTCGATCCTGTAGATTCTCCAATTTCTCTAACATCATCCCTTCTTTTATAGATATCGATGTCTCTGGCGATTCTTTTAGCACTTTCTTCAGTTGCCATTAGATACATCGTTTGAGACTTGATTATATCAAGCATTGATTTTTGTAGGGTTGCAAGTACTTCAAACATTCTTGGTGCAATTTCTCCATCTTCGATTGTTGTTAATAAAATCGTTAATGCTCTTTCACCTGCTTGTAATTGATAAACCAGAGAGGACATAGTCATCTCATCCATCTTCTTTTTAGCCTGAATGTATTCGTCTTTTTCAATAATATCTTCATCAAGATAAAATTTCATCAAAGCACTTATAGTTTTCTTTGCCTTTTTAGTAGAATTTGCTTTAAGTTCACTAAAAGACATAAGAGGTTCTGTTCTTTTTGCTGGTAACTTAGGATCTGTGTTTACAGTTTCCATAAGAGGTTCAGTATCTCCACCGATTAATTCTTCAAGTTCCTTTCTGATATCCTCAGCCTGGTCCTTCATACTTTTATTATCTGACATACTTTCTTAATTTTTATAAGATATTTATCCCAATTATTTAGAGTTCACAAATTTCTGGAACCCTAGACTTGGAATTGCATTGTCAATCAATGTTGCTAATTGACTATCTCTGACAACATATTGATTTAGTACGTTAACTCTCTGTTCTAATTCAATTGGGGTATTAAATACTCTGATATTGGTCATGTACATATTATTAAATCTTAGCGCATAATTAGAAGATGCTGACCAAACATACTGTGCATTTGTTGAAATTACAGTATGGAATACTAATTCTAAATTATTACTAGACAATTGTGGAAGACCTGAATTAACAATAGGATCTAGACAGTATATAGACACTCCTATTTGATTAAATTTATTGTTTATATTAAACACATATGAATACCAACACCTTTTGTCAAATGTTATTCCATGCTCAATAGTTTCCTTAACTCCTGCTAATTCTAATTTAAATGATGTATTACTTAAATTAATTTTAAAACCATCCATTGCATCTACATCTCCAAATAAGAAATAGTCTGCTGCTGATGATGTTGCGAATTGCGGTGAAAACCAACCAGTAAATGATACATCTTCATTGATTTTAACTTCTGATTTTGTTGTATAAAATAATGCATTGTTTCCAACCTCGCCATCAGTCAAATCATAATAATTTTTAGAAACAACAGTCCATCTGTTTTTTAAGTCATGGTCAATTATCTTTAATTTAGTATCGATAAATTCTCTGTTTCCATCTTTATATGATACAAGAACGGTCTGAAATTGTCTTTGTTTAGTATTTTTTGTGTATTCTTCTTGGATTTTTTCTCCAAATATTTCTTCTACTCCAGTTGTTAGTGTATCTGTATCTACTTCAAATTCATTTTTAATTACTGATGTTCTATCTTGGTATTTTACAAGTTTTACTCTCCAATATGAATTTGACATATTAAACTCATCAGCAATTGCAATTGAATTAATTTCATACATCTTATTTATAATAGGAATAAACATATAATCTTTATTTCTTGGTTTTTTACCTGAACCGAAAACTGTTTCAAATTCGCTTGCAGTTATATGAACTTCAAATTCTGCGAACTCCATTCCAAATATGTCATATGTATTTGCTTCAGTTGGAAATTCGTTGTCAGGTACTAATATTTTTATGTTCTCTTTTGCAACAACATTATAGAGTGAATATTCCATAAGAATAACATCACTTGTTCTAAAGTCTGGTTCTGTTCTAAAATACTGAACACTGTGTCCGAATATATTAGAAACCATATTTGTTAGTTGCTTATACATGTTTACTGATTTTCCTAATGTATATGGATTAAACAAGTTTCCAGGTGTACAACTAACTTCAATGTTTGCACATCCTGACATTGCAAAAGGATCTAAACAATCTGTACAAAAATTAGGACAGGATTCAATAATTCCATCAACTGTTTCAATTGTAAAAGTTATTGATAGTACTGTAAGTGTAGTTCCTGGTAATATTTGTGCAACTTCAAATTTCGTATCAATCCATACTGGTTTATTAGTATCAAATGTAATAAATTTTAAATCACCATAGGCTGTTCCTTGTGTTAATGGATTGAATTCAGAATAGGATGCATTGTCCTGTGACCATCTGTATTCGTATTCAAATACATTATAAACATCTGGTGTTTTATAATATTGTGCGTTGTTTAGTGTTACTGTAAAAGGTTCTGTGATTGTTAATTCTATTGTAGAGATAACAGTATCGATCGTGTATTGTACATTTCCAATGATTATGATATCGCCTGGATTAAATGAAAACGTAAATTGCGTTCCACTACCTACTATTTCTGTAGAACCTACTGTTGTCGAAATAGTACCGGTCATGAATTCTGTTTTTAATCCGGTGATTATTTCCCAATCAAGTACCCTTAGTGTGTTTGTATACGGTTCCTGTAGCGAGGCAATTATAATATCGCCATATTCGCTTGCTGTAAATCCTTGTACCATTAAATATCTTCGTCTTTTTGATTTGTATTAATTGAATCCTGTGGAGTATAAACTTCTCCAGTAATCCAAGATGCTATGAATCCTGTCAGGGATATAAAATATAATGCTAAATCATTGAGATTTGATTTAAACAATATAGCAACAGTTCCTACTATAACCCATATAAGGACTATAGCATATATCATAACTTCTCTGCGGGATGAGGGTCCTGCTTTTCTAATACTTGATTTGCGACTAGGTCTTTTTGTTTCTGCCCAAATGTATGTTGCAGCATATGCTGTCAGAGAACCAAAGTATACTGACAAGTCTGCGAAATTGGCTTCTTCATAGGCACCTAAGATTCCCATTGATATCCAAAATAGGACTATCACGTAGACTAAACCTTCTCTCTTACCAAAATTACTGAAAAATTTCATGAATTGAACTTTTTCTTTATATATTCAAGAAATATTTAGTAATCTGTTATAAGAAGAAGTAATGTCTTATCTTGTTCAAGTGCTGGCTCTAATATATCCATAATATCTAGTAAAACTTCAGCTGTAAATTCTTCTTCATTGTTCTCTAAGAACATATCTATTTTATCAGATAGTACATCTGCTTTTATTCTTGTGTATGGTGTATTTTCTTTGAATATTCCCATTTTTACCAAATATTCATTTACTATTTTTAATTCAGAAGAATCATATAGATCACTTAGGTTTAAAGTAGCTGAAAGTGTTTTAAATTCAAATTTTAATACCTTGCTTCCTCCGATGTCATGCATTCTACTATATGCCTTATTTGTTCCCAGATCTAATTTAATGTATGCAAGATTATCCATCTCAATTATCATCTGATATAAAAAGAAGATACTATTTACTTCTTTATAAAAAACATCAGAACCTACTGATTTAATTTTATTAATATCGTTCAAATAGTTAATTTCAAGGATTGCTCTAATTTGGGATATAGCGCACATTATAGAATTAGGTGCAATTGTAATATAGTCGACTTGATTATGAATTTGTGTCCATAATTTATTATCGATGTAGTTATATTTGTGAAGTGTTACATTTACCGCAGTTGGCATTGTACTCAGACTGAACTCTTTCATTTTGATTTTTTTTCATTTTTAATAAACCTGCATAGAATCTTCAATCTTTTTTAAAGATTTATATAATTCATCCGGCGCAAATAATTCGAGTTCTTTAAATTCTCTCTTACCAATTTCGTTTCTTTCCATAAAGA